GTCGAGAAGGCCTTTGCGAAAAGCAAAAGGAAACGATAGTTTTGATTTTGTCGCGGCTTGGCTGGGCGCGGTAAGGCGGGGCCAGGCAAGGCAGGGCGGGGCAAGGCGCGGCAAGGCAAGGCAAGGCAAGGCTTTTGATTTGATGAACCCGCCAGCCCTGGTGGGCATTTTGGCGTTACCCCCAAGATTTTGTTAAGGACAGCCAACCTATTAGGGAGGTTGTCATGAGCGATGTGAATATTTCCCCACCGCCGCCAGCATCTACGCCAGCGCCTGCACCATCCGCACCGTCCGCATCAGAGGTGCCGGTCAACCCCAACCCCGTGCACTCCCCTCAACCCGTTGGTTCACAGGCCCCGCCGCGGCCTGAGGGTACCAAGCCCAGTGGCGCCGAGGCCCGCCGCGAGTCGATTACCAAGGCCTTCGAGCGAGCGCGCGTCGAACGCAAAGGGCCGGCCGAGGCCCGCATGGGTCATAATCAGCCCCCGGAACTGATGCCGAAGGAGCGGCTGCAGCGAAGCGAACCACCGCTCGATTTGAAAAAGCGACCCGCTGATCAGGAGCAGCCGGCCCCGCGCGAGCGCGGCGAGCACGGCCACTTCGCACCGCACCAGCAGCAGCGCGGGCAAGAGTTCGGCCATCCGCAGGGCGAGCCCTATCCGCTGAACCAGCCTCGACAACTGCCGCAGTTGCCCGAGGGTGCGCCGTTTCGCGAGCCGCCGCCGCGCATGGGGGATCACGCCAAGGCCGAGTGGGCCGCCGTGCCGCAGAACGTGCGCGGCGAGGTCTACCGCATGCACAATGAATTCTCGAAGGCTTACAGACAATACCGCGGCGCCTACGAGGCGATGCAGCCGCTCATGCCGTACTGGCAACTGGCGCGGCAGCACGGCACCACGCTCGATCGCGCGCTCAACAACTACACGGGGATGGAGCGCAAGCTGCGCGCCGATCCGATCGGCGGCCTCGACGTGATCGTGGACAATATGAATCTGCGCACGGCCGACGGCACCAAGCTCGGGCTGCGCGACATCGCCTACTATATCGCGACGCAGCCGCCGGAGGCGCACCGCGCGATTCAGTCGCAGAATATCATGAGCGCGCACGATCACCGGCTCGAGCAGTTGCAGCAGCAGAACGCCTACCTTGCGCAGCAGATGCAGCGGCTGGTATACGAGCAGCGGTATCGTCACACGCGAGCTGGAGTCGATTGGTTCGCCAAAGCCCATCCGCGTTTAGACGAGCTAGGGCCTACGATCGTTCAAGAGCTGCAACGCGGCTTCAATCTGAAGCAGGCGTATCAGCGCGCAGAGTTGCTGCATCCTTCGTCGCAAGCTCCTGCGGCTCAGACCCGCAACAGTACCCGCACGGCTCAGACCCGTACCACCGACAGGTCGATTCACGGCGCGCCCAGCGGCTCCATGAGCAATGGAGCGATGCGGCGTGCGTCGGACAAGCCTGTTGGCCGCCGCGACGCCATCCTCAACGCCGTCAAAGCGGTGAGGGGCGCGCTATGACCCGGTACATGTTCTGGAGCCAGCGATGCCCAACATCACTTCCGCCACCGCCTATCAACAGATTCTGTCGATGACCCTTGAGGAGCGCTCGAGCGGTTACCAGGATCTCGTCTCCAACAACAACGCACTGCTTGCGGTTACAAAGCGCAAAGGACTCTGGAAAACCTACTCGGGTCCGCGCATCCGCGAGACGCTGCAAATAGGAAAACAAGTCGCTCAGTGGTATTCCGGATTCGACCAGCTATTGAACCCATCCATAGACCTATTCAACGATGCTTTTTTCGAACCCAAGATGGTGGTCGTGCCCATCATCCTGTCGATGCAGGAGATACTCAATAACCAGGGCGAGAGTCAGCTTATCGACGTTTACGACGCCTACATCGAGGCGGCAGAGAACAGCCTCTCGGACACCATGGACGTTGCGATATACGGCGACGGCACCGCCAACGGCGGCAAGCAACTGACCGGCCTCGCCACTGCCGTGCCGATCGTCAACACCTCGGGCGTCTACGGCGGCATCGACCGCGGCACCGCAGTGATCTGGCGCACGCAGACCTTCGACGCGCAGACCGTGATGGCTGGCCAGACCCAGGTCAACTCAACGACCATCCGGCCGATGCTCAATATCATCATGACGCGGCAGTCGCGCGGGCGCGACTACGCCGACCTCTTGATGATGTCCCCGGAACACTATGCGGCGTATGACGCGGCAACGATCGCGATTCAACGGCAACAAAACGAGACCTCGCTCGGCAAGCTCGGCTTTTCTGCGCTCGAGTACATCGGCGGCGGCAAGCGCGCCGAGATCGTGCTCGACGGCGGCATTGGCTCCAACATGCCGGCCAACACCACGTTCGGTTTGAATACCGACTCGTTCCGCCTGCGCTATCACCCGTCGCGCAATTTCGACACGCTCTTCGACGGCGACGGCATGCAGCCCATAGACAAGGACGCGGTCGCTCAGTTCATCGGATTTATGGGCGAGCTAACCGTCGTGAATCCGCTCTTCAATTGGAGATTTTACGACTCCAACCCGGCGGCTTAATAGCGGCCTAGCAGCCCTCTGTGACTGCCTCCCATTCACAGAGGACGTGAGGCCGCTATCCGGTTTCAGGAGAGCCCGGTGGCGGCTTCACGGACTGTTTCGACGAAACACAAGTGGAGCTTACGCAATGTTCAATACGCCGCAGATGTCGCAGCGCGATCCCGACGCGACGGCAGTCCCGCTGTTCAAAATGCTGCCGGTGCTCAACCCGACGAAAACCGCGCAAGAAGGCCGCCCGATCTTCGACGATATCGAGGTGGTAGAGATTCGTTTTCCGGGCAGTCGCAACTACCAGCCGTTCCCGGTGCATAGCGAGTCTCATAAGGTCGACGACCCCTACACCGGAGCCAGCCGGTCGGTGACCTATGCGGAGCGGTTCCGCAAACAATACGAACAGTTCAAAGCGCACGAGATGCAGACCAAGAGCGGCACGCCGCTCGCCTATGTGCCGTTCCTGACCGAGGCGCGCCGCGCCGAGCTGCATGCGCAGAACATCTACACGGTCGAGGCCTTGGCCGCGGTCGAGGGGTTCGAGCTTAAGAGTCTCGGTTACCAGGGACGCGATCTTAAGAATAAGGCGATCGAATACATCTCCGAGCGCAAGAACGCGGCGCCGGACATGCAGATGCAGGCCGAGCTGGAGGCATTGCGGGCGCGCAATCAAGCGCTCGAGGACGACGTTGCCGCGCTCAAGGCGCGCCGTATCGACGAGGAAACGAACGCGAAGAAGATCGAGAACCAACTGGTGCGGCTGACCAACGAGCAGCTCAAGGCGATGATCGAGGACGCCAGCAAGGAGCCGCTGCAGGGCGTCGTGCCGCGGCAGACGCTGCTGCGCATGGCGACCGACATCCAGCTCGCCGCCAAGACCGCAGCATAGGTGCTGCATGACCCTGCTGACGGTGGTGAAAGACGTTTGCTCGGTGGTGGGCGTGACGCAGCCCGCCAGCGTGTTTTCCAACATCCTCAACAACCGCACCATGCAGGAGATGTTGTCGCTCGCCAACGAGATGGCTCGCCGCATCGCCTACGACACGCGCGAATGGAACGCGCTCAAGCAGAACTGGATCTTCGACGGCGATGGTGTGAAGGAGGCTTTCGATCTGCCGGTGAATTTCCAGCGCATGCTCAAGACTGCGCAGGTATGGCGCTCGACCTCGACCATGCAGCCGATGACGTTCTATCCCGACTTCGACGAGTGGCAGCAGCGGCGCGCCGCCAACTACATCGACGCGTGGGGCGAGTGGACGATGTACGGCGGCCAGATGCATATCTGGCCGATCATGGCGGCTGCGGTGGCGATCCCGCCTTCATCGCCGGCGGTGACGGCGCGGTTCTCCTACCTCGATCGGCAGTGCGTCTTGCTCAACGGCGTGCCCGCAACGCGCAACGATGCGTTCCTCAATGACAACGACACGTTCAGGCTCGAGGAGCGCCTGCTCAAGCTCGGCATGATCTGGCAGTGGAAAGCCAACAAGGGGAGCCCATACGCCGAGGACATGGGCAACTACTCGACCGCGCTCGACATGGTGGCGGGCGCCGACACGCCGGCGCCTATAATCGTCGGCCGCGCCCCGCTTTCGACCTCGGCACGCGTGGCATATCCGTGGCCCTCGAACTGGGGGCCGCAGTAATGCCGTACGCAGCATTCCGCCGCCAGGGCGTACCGCAACAATACGCGCAGGCGCTGCAGACGACCAACATGCCGGCGCCGACGCGCGGCATCGTCGAGTCGGAGAATGAGGCCTACATGCTGCCCGGCGGCGCGCTGGTGCAGGACAACTGGGCCTCGACCATGCGCGGCGTCAAGCTGCGCGGCGGCTTCGTCCGGCATTGCGACCTGCACGCGCTCGATTTCCCGGCATGGGAAAATGCGCACAACTATACGGTCGGAACCAACGTTGCCGATTATTCCGACGACACGGTCTGGCAAGCGGCCGTTGCCCATACCAGCGCTGCCGCCCCGGTTACGTTTGCCGAGGACCGCGCAGAAAACTCGAGCTATTGGGTGCTGCAACCCGGGGCGCTTGTACGCCAGCCGGTGATCTCGGGCTTCGAGTACGTCGCCGGCAATGTGCAGCGCATGTATGCAGGCCAGCAGACCAAGCTGTTCGACGTTACTGCCGTCTCGCCGGCGCTGATCAAGGCCGGCCAGAACAGCGGCAATTACAGCGCGGCGCAGTACGCCAATGCGGCGGCGGTCTGGATGATCGCAGTGAACGACGCCGGAGATTTCCCGCTGCGCTACAACGGCACAAGCTGGGTGACGCTCGATCCGGCGCTTGGTGCGCCCACCGACGGCTCCAGCCTCATCACCTACGATCCGGCCGACGACCCGACCGCCGCGGACGGTCGCGGCCTCACCTACGTCTGGAAATACCGCAACCGCCTCTACTTCATTCAGGGCGGCACCATGAACGCCTGGTATCTGCCGATCGATGCCGTCGGCGGCCAGCTTAAGAAAATTCCGCTGTCGGGCTCCGCTACCAAAGGCGGCTCGCTGCTGTTCGGGGCGAGCTGGTCGATCGACGCTGGAGACGGAATCGACGATAAGAATATATTCGCCACGGATATGGGCGAGATATTGATCTTTACAGGATCGAATCCGGCCGACCCGGCCAATTGGCGGCAAGAGGGACGCTACGCGCTCAGCCCGCCGCTCGGAATGAATGCACACATTTCGGTCGGCGGCGATCTGCTGTTGTTGACGGTCGACGGCATCGTTCCGCTGAGCCAGGCGATAACCAAGCAGGCCGGGCAGCTCGAGCTTGCGATGCTCACGCGCACCATCAAGTCGCTGTGGCGCGAGACGGTGTATCGGAAGCGCAGCCTGCCGTGGACGATTCACAAATGGGACGAGTACGGCGCGCTGTTCGTTGCGACGCCGGGCGGCGATGTGGGCGATCGCTGGTGCTTTGTCGCCAACAACGCCACCGCGGCCTGGGGTCGCTTCAGTTGGGACGCGACCTGCTTCCTGCAGATGCGCGCGGATTTGTTTTTCGGGACGCAAAACGGCTTCGTGATGCAGGGCGACCGCACCGGCTACGACGACGGCCAGCCCTACGTTGCGACGCTGGTCGGCGGCTGGGAGATGTTCGGTGCACCGTCTTCAGAAATCGTTTGGCATCAGATGCGGGCGTCGTTCCGCTCGCTCGCCGGCTATCAGCCTTTTGTGCCGCAACTGTCTGCGACCGTCGACTATGAGGTCGTCGTTCCGCAGCCGCCGCCGCCCGGAACCGACCCTGGGCTGCTCGATGTCTGGGACCAGGGCAAGTGGGGGCCGCCAGGATCCGGCGACCTAGATCCGCCGTCGCCGGCCGACATTGAGCAGTATGCGCAGTGGGATCAGCCGGCGCCTAGCATCGCGCCGGTGCGCAATACCGGCTGGGTGTCTATCGGCATGACCGGCTTCTCGCACGCGCCGATCGTGCAAATCACCGTTGCCCAGCAGGCTCTTCCCGCGGTCGAGCTGTTGGCACTTGCCACGACATTCGAACGTGCCGGCGTCAACGTGTGATGAGGTGAAAAATGGGCGATCCCACCAATCCTAGAGACTTGATCACGCAGG